ATACTTTTGCTCTAGAAGATTTTTATGGTAGTAGTTACATAGAAGCTAAAGTCGGTGCACCTGGCTCAGCAGGTGGTGGAACAGGTTGGACTGAAAACTTATGGTATGCTGATGATGAAAATCTATTTGTGCCGGCATCTGCAGCAGCTGTTCCTAGTAATACTAATTACGAAGAAGGCGCGGTTACTTGGTGGGATATTAGCGATACGGATCCAGCTAATTGGAGTACAAATCCTGATGCAGTAATAAGAAATCCTATCAATGTTCTTACTAACCCAACTACTAACGTAGGTGGTACAAATTATTCTAATAAGTATTTTGGTAGTTATGTGAATTTTAGAAATAATAATTTAGTTGTTGGTCATACAATATGGTTGCACAAATATACTAAAAGCGGCAGTACGTTTACTAGAAATAATTTTTTACAAATGAATAATCAAAGTGAATCATATGCTTCACCAGGTACAGCATTTATGTCGACAGATGATACAAATATTATTATATCTAGGACTAACACCAATCCACGTAGTTTTGTGGCCAGAGATTACACTAATAACTTTTCAGTATCATGGTCGTATTCTAATACTAACGGAGGATTTCCGTACGGTGGTTTCAGGCAACTAAATGCAGGTAAAGATGTAAAAGTTGAAATAGCTGCCTATCCAGATTATTGGGCAAATAATAAGGCTGGTGCTGTTAGTTTTATAAAAACATCTGATAGAACTTCAGTATTAGAATTAGATAATCCATTCGAACGTGATTCAGATGGTTTATATTTTGGTCAAGGTTTAGCAATTGCACCTATTGACAGTGAGAATAGCAATAGATTTAGTATGGTTTCATGGGGTGAACCAGATGATAATGATACAAAAGATATAATATCTTTCTGGGAATTAATATGGGACTCAGATACCGGTACATTAAAATTAGATAAACCAAAGGTTCATTTAAATAACACTGATTCAACAGGTGATAATTATTATACAGCTCCTATAAAAGTTTATAAAGCCTCGTTTGGAGATAATGGAAATAAATATTATATGGCTGGTCATTCCGCTGATACTGATTTATATCCAGGATTTGGTATTAGACAGCAGACCTTATCAACACCATACGATTTAAATACTTTAGACTCAACTGATAGTGCAATAGCTTTTAATTGGGCATCATCTAATACATGGCCATTGCAGTTAGCTTATAATCCAGCGTATACAGAACCAAGAGTAAATGATTTCGAATTTAATGATGATGGCACAAAAATGTGGGTATTACAATATCATGCGCGCGCTTATAACATTTCTAATAATTATACAACGAGTATTTGGGGATATGATTTATCAACGGCATGGGATGTTTCAACAGCCGATTGGGATAGCAGTGAATTAAGAATTGTAAATATTACTGGTGATAGCTCTGGTAGCCAATACTTCGATAATCATCCTTCGTTACCTATTAGTAACTTAGCTTTTATAGATCATTTTAAATTTAGTAGTAATGGACGAAAGATCGTAGTATTCGGTGGGGGGATTGGTTATCCTGCATATGGACCAATGGTTTTAACATACCATTTAGATTCAGCTTATAATATTTCATCTGCATCATCAAGAGATATATTTCATATGGGGCTTGCAACTGATATAAATGAAAATAATTATGATAGTACATGGTTATTTAATAATGAATACGGTCTTGGGACAAATTGTGGTATATTTTCCGATGATGGTACAAAATTATATATGAAAGGTTCAGCATATCCTTTATCTAGATATCAAATAGGTACATGGAATTTATCGACTCCATTTGATATAACAACTGCAACTAAAGCTTTTGAAGATGTACCAATTGGTTACAACTATAACGATATTATAGGATTTGGAAAAGATGAACTATTAATAGAACAATATGTTAATAATTCATATGCTAAATCTATTATGGTTGGACATAGCTTATCAGATAGTGCTTCTACTACTAAACAATACGGTAGTTTAAGTGGTAAGCTAACTTATTCAAGACCTGATGGTACTATTATTGAAGATAGAACTAAAACAGATGCTCAGGGTATTAATGAAGGCGATAGTTGTATAGTAACTGTACGAGTCATTGGTGGCGAACAATGGGGCGTATCAGAAGGTCATACCGTTTATTGGGATGTTGGTGGTACTTTGAGCAGTAGCGAATTAGATACTCCCGAAAAAGGTAGTAGTACAGTAGATTCACTTGGTCAAGCTTCAATGCAATTTATAGTTACTGATGATGGATCAACTATGTCTCCTGGTGCTGAACGTGCTTATGTTCCTTTTTTCTTAGAAGATCAAACCTTAGGTAGTACAATGCCTTTTACTTTAGCTAGTCAAATTAATGTTGCTGACCCAGGACATTACAGTTATAGTCCACCTTTTGCTTGGGGTGGTACTAGAGGTGTTATTGCTGCGGCTGGATCTACTGGAGGAACGAGAACAAAGAATATAGAATATTGGGGAATGTCTACAGGAGGTACAGCGCAGACATTTGGTAATCTTACAATGTTTAGTAAAGCTATGTCAGGTGGTATGAGTAATAATACTAGAATAGTTTTTGGTTCTAGAGAGACAGGATCTAGTGGTTCAACACAGTCTCTTACTCCTACTATAGATTATATTACACCAGCTACAACTGGTGATGCCGTAGACTTTGGAGATGATATAGCTTCATACTATGGAGATGGCGCTCATACATCTAATGGTACTACTGGATTAATGATTGCAGGTAACTTACCTACTGGTAATCCTTATCCTAATAATTATTCTGATTATATGAAATCTATTAGAAAAATAACTATTGACACAACAGGCAATGCAACTGATATGGGAGATATATCTAAAAAATTATATGCTGTTGCAGGTGCAGGCGATGCTACAAGAGCATTACACGCTGGCGGTGTTGATAGGACAAATTTTAACACTGGTTCAGCAATATCTACAAATGACATAAAATATATTAATTATGCAACTCCTAGTACTTCTTATGATTTTGGTGATTTAAACGGAATGGGTGGTAGCCAATGGGATCATGTTGGTGGAACAGCAGATGCAACTAGAAGTATATTTGCAGGTGGTTATGTAAGAACTAATTATTATAATGTTCAACAAACGGCTTATGCCGCAAATGCTAATGTTATACATTATGTGACAACACAGACCACAAGCAATGCTAGTGATTTTGGTGATTTAACTTACTGGAGTTATAAATCTGGTGGTGGATGTACTGATGGAACAACTGCGCAATTTGCAGGTGGTTTCGGTAAGTTAACAAGTGACCCATATGGAACAGTAGATATAATTGAAAAAATAACAATTCAAACAACTGGAAATGCTACTAATTTCGGATCTATTACTCAGAGTAATGATGGGTCTAACGGAGCAGGAGCATAAATAGTATATTATAACTAAGGATTTATTATGAGTGAAATCGTTAAGAAAACGGAAAATACAGAATTAAAAGCAACTGATCCAGTAACATTTGGTATTACTCCAGTCTCTAAAAGTAAGATCAATCCACAGGCTGTTGCAATAGTGAATGAATATCTGCCTGAGCTAGATGAGAAAACAAAATTCTTTGATAGAAATAATTCTCAATCTACTTTGGCGATGATGAGTCTTACAATGCTGAATGGTCATTCACCTATGAGAATGATGAGACAAGTATTGGCAGAAACTGAGAAACGTAAAATGGCATTGGCTGAAGCACAAGTGAGTCACGCTAAAGCATTAAGAAACATTGAGAAGTTACAAGATAAACTATTCAATGATCCGGATAATAATGTTTTAAGTGCTAAATTACGTGCAGCTTTTGTTGGCATAGAAATGATGGAAAGTAAAATAAATGGTTCTTTTAAAGATATTGCTACGTTAATCAATGCGTATAATAATTTAAAAGAAGCTCACGGAGTGGAAGATTGGTCAGAAGAGGAGTTTGAAGAATCTGAAAAAAGGCATCACGTAAGACGTGGATTTGAATTGATGTATCGCAATCTAATGGATGGTGGACGAGCTAGTACAGCAACCATAGAATATATGCAACAGTACGGCGTACATCCACAAGTAGGACTTACAGAAGTACAAGGATATATTAAGGTTGTAAACGATATGATCAATAGTAAACAGATACCACATTCAAATCACCTTGAAGATTTTTTAGATGAAATGGCTGACAAATATTATAAAGAAACAGATAAGACTACTCAAAGGATTTTTGGTAAAGATAATATTATTAGTCCAGAGATTATGAGTATCATAAACAAATAGGATAAGAAATGTTCGGTCCACACTTTTATCATCAGAAGGTTAGAAAATGCGTAGCCGCCTTTGGTTCGTTATTTACTAACTTGTATGTAATTCGTAAGGATAAATCTGGTAGTGTCATTAGTACAGTACGAGTACCATTAGCTTATGCTCCACGTGACAAATATATCGAACGCATCCAAGGTATTCAAGATATTCAAAGAGATGAGGCTGTTGCTCTTAAATTGCCTCGTATGTCTTTCGAGATTACTTCATACATCTATGATGATACAAGGCAACTACAAAAATTAAACAAAACATTTCACAATAATACTATTGATGATCATGGTTCTAAAAAAGATATTGTTACAAGATCAGTACCTTATAATATAACTTTTTCTTTAACTGTATATGCAAAAGCACAAGATGATGCATTACAAGTAGTAGAACAGATTTTACCATTCTTTAGTCCACAATATACATTGACTATGAAACCATTTGCAGAATACAGTGATATATTAGAAGATATACCTATCACTTTACAAGGCGTTTCTTATCTTTCTGATTTTGAAGGTGCAATGCAAGATAGAAGTGTATTACAATATGTTTTAGACTTCGAAATGAAAACAGCTTTCTATGGTCCGATCGATAAAGGTAAAAACGTTATACAGAGATCTATTGTCAATTACGATTTTAATGATGATGATTCAGATGAGTTTGGATTTAGTGTACATTATACGCCGAAGTTTTTTAGTTTAACACCTAGTGATCCTGGATTTCAAGGTTATAATACTACTTACTATGGTGATAGCGATTTATAGGTGAGTTATGGATAGTGATAAGATTGCAAATGACTACGAATATTCTCGACAAACTTATTATGAGTTAATAGAGAAAGGCAAAGATGCTCTTGACTTGGCTATTGAGATTGCTCAACAGTCCGAGCATCCACGTGCTATCGAAGTTTTATCAGGTATGATTAAGAATGTCGGTGATGTAAATGACAAGTTGATGGATCTCAATAAAAAGAATAAAGATATCAATAAAAGTGATATTCCTATGAAGGCTGAAGGCACAACTAATAATAATTTGTTTATCGGTTCTACAACTGATTTACAAAGAATGTTACAAGATGTAGAAAAGACTGCAAAGCCAGCTAATAACGTGATAGATTTGACGCCCAGATTAAAAGATGAATGATGGATATTTAGGGAATCCAAATGTAAAACGTGACGGTATTGTCACATCGTGGACCCAAGAAGAAATTATAGAATATCAAAAGTGTATGAAAGACCCTATACACTTTGCACGAGAATACTGTAAAGTTATTTCTCTTGACGAAGGCTTAGTTGACTTCGATCTATATCCTTATCAAGAGAAAATGTTCGAATCATTTAATGAGAATAGATTTAATATCGTATTGGCTTGTCGTCAGTCCGGTAAATCTATATCATCTGTTGCATATATTCTATGGTTTGTTTTATTTCACTCAGAAAAAACAGTAGCTGTACTCGCTAACAAAGGTGCAACTGCACGTGAGATGCTTGCACGTATAACTCTTATGTTAGAGAACCTACCATTCTTTCTACAACCTGGTACAAAAGCCTTAAACAAAGGTTCATTAGAATTTTCGAATAATAGTAAGATTATTGCGGCAGCCACATCAGGCTCATCTATTCGTGGTCTTTCTATTAACTTATTATTCTTAGACGAGTTTGCATTCGTCGAGAATGATGCACAATTTTTCACATCCACATATCCGGTGATTTCATCAGGTAAAGATACAAAAGTGATTATTACTTCTACCGCTAATGGTATAGGTAATGTCTTCCATAAAATTTGGGAGGGAGCACAACAAAAAACAAATCAGTTCAAACCATTTAGAGTTGACTGGTGGGACGTGCCCGGACGTGATGAGAAGTGGAAAGAAGAAACTATTGCCAATACTTCTAGATTACAATTTGATCAGGAGTTTGGTAATACATTCTTTGGTACAGGTGATACATTAATAAATGCCGAAACTCTTATGAGTTTACGGGCAAAAGATCCTATAC